GTGACTTTCTTTGACTTTGAGTAAATTTTTAGAGCTCGCGAGTTCTGATTCTAATTGGCCTATAGTGGTTTTCTGTTCAGGATGCTCTTTTTTGTATGTTTCAATTTGTTCCTCAATAACTGCAATTTGTTTTTTTCTTGCTTCATTTTCTGCACGTATGGCTCTACGTTGATTGATAAGGTTTTTCCCACTAATTTTAGTGAGATCTGTATTTTTCGTAAGCATACCGCCGAACTTTGCGGATGATTGTGTTAACTTATTAATGTTAGCATCAGATTTTTTAAGCTCATCTGTGAAGCCTTGAAGATTGTCATTGAAGGCTTTTACTTTTATAGCGTTGAATATTTTATCTATAAAACTAGGATCACCTGTAGCTGTTAGATCAGGTCCTTTCGTTTTAGCAACTTCTGAATTATATCGTCTTAATACTTTAGTCGTTTCTTCTGTTGCAACTTTTGCTTTGCTTTGACCAGCCTGATAGTCCAATATACCCTTTATTGCAATAGCTGCAAGACCAACTCCTACTGCAATAGCAGCACCTTTAACTGTTAGCAATCCTTTGGCAAATCTTAAAGCACCCTTAACAACTGGGGCTAATGTTCTGCCAAGTCTTTTAAAATAGTCGAAAAGTTGTGTGCCTACAAAACCTGCAGCAGCCTTACTTGCCGCAACAAGTCCTACGGCTAAAGTTTTAGCTTTAAATGCTGCGACTGCGGCCTTGAGCTTAATTAAAGCAGCCGCCATTCCTGCAATTGGACCCTTGCCGGATGCAGCAGAAACCCCTATTTTAGCGATTGCTTTGGCTGCTAGATTAAATATAGCATTTTGTACAAGTATAGCTAGTAGAAAACCTATAGCCTGACCAAATAGTTGAATATTGGGGATAGATTCACCAAAAGCTTTGGCTGCAGCCACAACTGGTTCAACCAATCTAAGAAGTAAAGTAATTGCAGACAAAACTGTTTTTGTTAAAGTTGTAAAGCCTTCTACAACATCAGCCAAGAAGCTACCCAAGACAGCAAAGACAGATGAAGTTGCAACTGTATTAATTAATTTTGCGAAAACTAACTGTGACCTCAATATTGCTCTGAATAATGGATCAAATGATGCAGCAAGACTTTCAATGTTTTTAGTGTTGATTGTTTGCAGCAAGTTTTGTAACTGTTGAACGGTTGCATTTCCAGAAGTCAATCTGTCCTGCAGTAACCCAACGCCATTCTCCATTTTCAAGAAGGCTTGCACAAACTTGGCTGAACCAACTTGTCCAGTTTCTACAAACTGTACTAACTGTTGGGTTGTGAGACCCAAGGCCTGCGCTAACTGGCTACGAAATGCACCATCAAGTTCAGAGATTTGCTGGTTAAGTTCTTCTCCACTCAAGCGACCTTTCGATAGCACCTGTGCAAAGGCTTCGACCAGTCGACCGGATTCTTCGGTATTAAGACCAAGAACCTGTGTTCTTGCTGCTAAGTTTGCGATGAACTTATCGCTATCAGCAGCAGAGACACCAATTGATTTCAGTGATGGGATCATCCTTCTGTATGACCTTTCAACACCTTGCAGCGGAGCGCCTAGTGCATTAGATGTTGCAGCGGCTTGCTTAAATGCATTATTCGCTTCTGTTGCATTCAATCCAATATTCTGCAATGCAAGGTTGAAGCTTTCTACCTGCTTGGTTCTAGTAACAAAAACAGCGATAGTACCATTAACAATCCTAAAGGCATCGCTAACAGCGTCAACTGCAACTCTAATTCTGCCAAGAGTATCAATCAGTCTGGCTAATTTCTTTGTAGGACTTTCTAGAGCTGATAGCTGTCCTTCGACGCCTGCAAGCTCTGCGGCAAGTCTTGCAAAGTTCTTAGGGTCAGTGAACTTGTTTGTCGCATCTAATGCAGCAAGTGTCTCTGTTCTGATTGCCTGCAGATCTCTCTTACTGCCTCTCTGTATACCCTGCTGCGCCCTGATGCGACTGTTTAAAAGATTTATCTGTCTCGCATAATCACTAGTTGCACTACTAGTCAAAAAAGTGCTTGCTTGTACTTCTTTTAGTGCACTTACTTGTTGCCTTAACTGGTTTACACTGCCTTGCTGTATACCACGAGCTTTGTTGTATGCCTGATTAGCAGACTCGAGTTTGTTTACTAATTCGTTATAAGCATCACTGCCAGTTTTTGTTGCATTGCGTTGTTGCGTTAATGTAGCAACAAGAGCCCTAGATGATGCAACAGAACCTTGTTCTGCAGTGGTTAGTTTTCTAATCGACTTAGCTAACTTCTGCGTGCCTTTGTCTAGCTTATCTGTGTCTTCAAAAGCTTCCTTGATAACGCCACTACCTCTAGTGGTCGTTTCAATATTTATCTTTACGTCTTTACCGTTTACATCATCAGCAGCAGCCTCTACATCCTTAAGGGCTTTTGCTAAACCTTCCGCAGTATCTGTGAGTCCTACCAGCGAATTGACATCGACATCACCTTTTATTCGTAAGGTAAGATCGGCCATTTCATCCGCAAGACTATGCTAGTTTGCCAACAAAAAACCCCGCCGGAGCGGGGTAATTGATATAATAGCCAGACGATATCAGGGGTTGACGTCAATATCCAGTTTGTAGGGACCGTAACCACTCAGAGTGGCAGTCCAGGACACGATAGAACCAGCCTCAATGGACTCAGAATAGCCCTCGAGAGTACCGTAGCCATACACAGCCTCATCAGTGCCGGTAGGACCGATACGAGCGATCTTAACGCGCAGAGAGTTGTTAACAGTGTTTTGCTCAGTCAGGCGCAGAACTTGATAACCAGCATCTTGGAAATCAGCAACACCTTCCAGAGTCAGGCTCCAAGACTTGGAGGTAGCGATGGAGGTAGCGAAACCTCTGGTCTCGTCGTCGTAGGTAACAACGTCTTCAGAGCTCGTGTCAGTTTCCAGAGCAGCGTTGGTCAGACCATACAAGCGAAGAGGCTTGTCAGTACCGGTCATGCCATACTGAGTACTCTCAACGGTGAAAACACCAGTCGTTGCGTTGTAAGCAATGGTTGAGTTGGCTGCAGCGATGTTCAGGTTGTCACCAGCAGTAGTGGTGTCAGTCTTTAGGAAAGCAGCGGGCTGAGTCGTGCCAGTAGCAGTGGTGACGCCAGTGAAAGCGATATCAACGCTGCTAGATGCTAACGGAAGGAAGTAAACGTCGTATCCGAACGCGGATGAATAATTTGCCATGGGTGAAAAACCGGTTTGCCCGGAGAAAGTGCAAATTCGGGGGGTTCACCCCACTAAATTATTGTTCCTATGACTCTGGTAGCCTACAGTTTGCTCTGTTATGGGTTAGGGTTAATAGCACCCTCTTCAGGAACTAATATCATAGTTTGAACGCGAGCAGTCAAACCACTCGAAGTAGCAACTGTCTCGATGGCTCTAGATCCACCAAAAGTTGACAAGATAATATCCCTTGTAGTATTGATATATGTGCCGTCAGCAGGATCCCACGCTATCAAAAAGATCTTCCACGTCGTCCAGAAATCGCTGTTGCCAGTAATGTAATTTTTTCTTCTAGTATCACCTACGTCGTGAATAATACACTCAACACCAGCCACCTTTTCTAAATTAGGTAATTTCTTACCTGGCGTAACAATCGCAAAAGACTTGGATGTTACACCTCCAGTAAAAGTATAATCGCCTAAGGTATTAACAAAGCTTGTATTAGCCGCAAGAGTGTTATATATTACTAATGGCGATGTGGCAAAAGTTTGTGCCATTAATGAGCTAAAAACTCCATTTTAGTGTGCCATTGGCCGGAAACATATAGCTGACAACCGCTAAAGCGCTTATGAGAAGCCCACTTGCCTGCATCATCTTCACGGTTGTCGAAACAATATCTCAATGATTGACTGCTCCTTTCCCCTTCGCGAGAAGGCATTTGAGTATTTATTCAATCTTGAGGCGATGACAACAAAAGAAGCGAAACGCCTTTGGCGTGAAAGTATCAAACGTGCTTGGGAAAACAAATGCGCTTACTGTGACACACCTCCAATTGACGACAAAAGCCTCACTGTTGATCACGTAAGACCTAAGAGCAAAGGCGGGGAAGACAGGACTAGTAACTGTGTTCCGGCCTGCAGCAGATGTAATCACTCCAAGGGGTCTCTTTCTTGGAGAGAATGGTATCGCATGCAAGATTTTTATAATGCTTGCAACGAAGACCGCATCGAAGAATGGCTCAGAACTGGTCGTGTATTCGATTACAGCGTCAAGAAATGATCAAATCTATTGCAACATTTTCTTGACAGAAATACTTGCTATTAAATTCAGGAACCTTGATCATAATAGACTTATGACATGGTGAAGTCAAAGCTCTAATTTGATTTGACGATGAATGCATAGCAATCACCATGCCCTGCACAACATCACCATTGTTACGCGGGGCCAATATAATTAAATCATCGCATGTGTAACACAAGATAGACGGAGGTGGCCCTTGTGCTGATTCCTTCAGATCCTTGAATGCGAACAGCGCCCAAACAGGGAACATACGTTTTTCCACAAGAGCCATAGCAGCAGCGCCAAACTCGGCGTTAGGAATATCCCTGTCTTCTTTCAGTTGATACATACAGAAATCTTCCATTGTAAATGGCTTTCTAGATTTCTTTGGATCTCTGTTGATATTCGCCAGGAGAGACGTCTGCAAGGCCTGTGGAGCCTCTGCATAGTGCAGGTCGCGTCGATGCATCGTTAGCGACTTTTCGTAGGCTTCTAGGACGTATTTGTAGGGCAGACTGCTGTAGCTATCAAACGCAAATTCTTTATCACCGGAGAAGTGATATTTCAAAAACCAATAGATTTCAGCGAAATCTATTTCTTGATCTTCTTCTCCTCTGTCGACTTTCCCAATATTTCTTTGATTTCTTCGTCGCTCTCCTCAGCATCAGTTGGCTTTACTTTGTTCTCTTCTAACTCGTAGAGCTCGGCTAGTTGCTCGATAATGGCTGGCTCTAACTCTAAAGTATCATCTAAATCCCATTCTGGGTCAACACGACTTTTTAGCAAGATTGTAGCGACTGCTAAAGCTCTTTTCGCCTGCGTATCAGCCATAAGTGCCGTCAGCTCTGCAATCTCCTCTTGAAATTTATTAGCGATATCTTTTTCCGTCTTAGAGCTGACTTCGCCTGAGAGCACTGACATCAAAGTCCTATAAGCATCTTCTCTGGCTAATTTAAATGCTAATGCTATAGAATTTGACAGTTTTACGATATCTCTGATAGTACCAGACGATTGAGTAAAGTTATCAACAAAGCTTTTCTCAGCAACAGACAAATATCCTCTTCTCTCTATCTCGAAGACGCCGACATCGTCGTTACCAATTTTGAACTGAACCGGCTTAGCCTTTGGCTCAACAATAAAAGGCAACCGTGCCATAAAGACCTCAAAAGCGGTCTAGTATGCCTATAACAATTCCTTGAGGACAGTGCTGCCAAGGAAATGGAAAAAGTTTCTCTCTAGCTCGCCCTGGAAGTCAAACTGTTCTACTGGACCATCGCCTGTTAATACTGACGTCACCCACGGCCTGCCGGGGTAAAAAATACTTACATTTGGATCATACCCAGACTTGATGTATCCACCATAATGGACGATTGCAGCATACTCCTCGTCATATTTGATTACGATATCATCGCCATCTACTGTGACTCTGCCTGAGTCTCTCAGATTGCCTGTATCAATAATATCGCGCATGTCGTCATGCCAGTTCCAAACGTTGGCTTCCATCGCATCGTCTAGCGTTGCATGCAAATCGTTTGCAATGATTTTCATGCTTTGCCTAAACGCTTTTATGGCAGCATCAGGAAACTTCTCACTAATACTAAGAATCTTTTGTATGCGACCTTGATTAACCTTAAGTTTGACTTTTGTTGTGCTTTTACCCTTTATACCATCATACGCTTCAAATACAGCACCAAAAGACTTTAGGCTTCTTTGCAT